AGCTATGCTTTATAGCCAATTATTCATAAAAGCCTCGCTTGATGCGGGGCTTTTTCGTTCTACAGACCCTGGCGAATGCCGGGGTTTTTTTTATCCAAATTTCCCCAGCGCGGGGTAATGAGATGGCACATATGCACCATAACCCAGGAAGTTGGTTGGAGTGGAAGGAGTTGTTGTGGGGCTGGTGGCAAGGGGAGACCCCGGTAGGCGGCGTATTACTGGCCATTCTGACGGCGGCTGTCCGGGTGACCTACCTGGGCGGCGGCTGGAAGCAAACGGCGTTAGAGGGAGTGTTATGTGGTGCCCTGACGCTGACCGTGGTGGCGACGCTGGACTATTTTAACCTCCCCAAGTCGCTGACCCCGGCGATCGGCGGTGCGATTGGTTTTATCGGTGTGCAGCAGGTACAGCATTTTGCCTTGTACATCTTGCACCGCAAGCTGGGACTACCGACAGACAAGGAGCGGTAATTATGGCACTCACCAAGGATCAAATTTTTGATGCCTTACTGGGGCGTGAAGGGGGGTACGTCGATCACCCTCACGACAAGGGTGGGCCGACCAAGTGGGGGATCACGGAAAAAGTCGCTCGGGCCCACGGCTATACCGGTGATATGCGCAATTTAACGCGGGCGCAGGCGCTGAAAATCTATGAAAGCGACTACTGGTCGGGACCCCGTTTTGACCAGGTGGCGGAGCTCTCTGCGCGGGTGGCTGCCGAACTGTGCGATACCGGCGTCAACATGGGGCCGTCGGTGCCCAGTAAGTGGCTACAGCGCTGGCTGACCGCCTTTAACGATGGCGAGCGCTTGTATCCAGATATCAGTGCCGATGGGGTGATTGGGCCACGGACATTGTCGGCGCTGCGTACCTACCTGGGTGCCCGAGGAGAAGAGGGTGAGCAGGTGCTGTTACGGGCACTCAATTGTAGCCAGGGTGATCGTTACCTGGCGCTGGCCGAGCAGCGGGTGCAGAACGAGTCGTTTCTGTATGGCTGGGTTCGGGAGCGGGTGACGCTGTCTTAACCATCTCTGAAATATATCCAAGAGCCTCGGCTATGCCGGGGCTGTTTTATATCTGCGTATCGCAACGCATATCACCAAGAGCCTTTCAGGATGAGCCTTGAGGAGTCGGCTGGCTGTCGGAGCCTTCTTGGGGCCGTCTTCCTGTGCGAACAAGGTTCATCACTAAAAGGTAAAGCCGATATGAACACCTCTGTAGCGTCTTCTTATACCGATGCATCAAGTAATCATCATGTCGTTAATGAGTTCGCTGACATTGTTCCTGTTATCAGCGGCCGGATCGGTGAGCGTGAAACCAATATTGTTAGTGCCAGAGCACTGCATGGTGCTTTGGGGGTTGGCCGAGACTTCACCAACTGGATTAAAGGGCGGGTTAGCCAGTATGGCTTCGTGGTCGGAGTTGACTACATCGCTGTTGAAAATTTGAGCTCGCCAAAACGGGCGAGCGCAAAATCTCGCCAACAAATAGAGCATGATTACTTTTTGACGTTGAATACAGCCAAAGAGCTGGCAATGGTCGAGCGTAGCGAACAAGGTCGCGCCATTCGTCGTTACTTTATCCAGTGTGAAGAGGCGTTACAGCTTACCGCTCCAGAAGTCGCCGCGCGTTATCGTCGCAAGTTAAAGGCTCGTATCGGAGTGGCAAACCTGTTTAAGCCGATGTGCTCTGCGTTGGAATCGGTAAGGGCGGAACAGGGCAAGGTGACGCAGTCTCACCACTACAGCAATGAAAGTAACATGATCTCCCGCATCGTCCTGGGAGGTCTTACTGCGAAGCAATGGGCAGGTATGAATGGCGTAGTGGGGGATCCTCGCGATTCGATGAATGCCGAGCAGTTAGAGCATCTGTCTTATCTGGAAAGTACCAATATCACCCTGCTGGATATGGGGATGGATTACCCGCAGCGGAAGGCTGAGTTGATCCGGCTGTCTCAGCGCTGGATGGCGCGGCGCCTGGGTTCGTGACGGTTAGCAATAAAAACAACGAATTGGAGCATGTTAGGTTACGGCTTTTTTCACCAAGAGGTGCTCATCTCATTGGTATGATGTCTCTTGCATTAATGCGGATAGCAATTTAAAAGCTGAAGCGTACTCAGCCAAATTTTTGGCTGAGTATAAAGACAGGACCGGGCGCGACCTATGTTAAGCAATATCTGGAAGCCACTGGCGATCATCTCGCTGGTGGCTTTGTCTTTATGGGGGCTGTCGGCTTGGCGCTATGCGGCCGGTTATGCCGCCGGTAAGCGCCTGGCTGAGCAGGCGTGGCAGCTTAAGTGGGAGACGCGCAACCGGGATGAGGAGAGCGCCAGGGCAAACCGGGAGCGGGGCGAGCGGGCTGAAGAACAACGTCGCTGGCAGGCCATGATTAAGGTGAAACAGAATGCGGATCAACAACTGGAACAGATTAAAGCCGATGCTGCTCGCTCTACCGCTGATGTTGAGCGCCTGCGGCGTACGCTTTCTCAATTGCGGCAGCAGTTGGCAGACCGTTCCCCCTGCCGAGTTTCCACCGCTGGTGGAGCCAGCCCGGCAAGCGCCGCTGCCGGATTTCTGTTTGCCGACGTGCTCGGCGAATCTCTCCAACGCAATGCAGCGTTGGCAGCCTATGCTGACCGGGCCCGAGCCGCCGGCCTGGCCTGTGAGCGGCTCTACGATGCCGTGACGCAGTCGCGGGCGCAGTGAGGGTTGTGTTTTACGCGCATTTTGTGGCTGTGCTGAAAAAATGCTGACCGTGCGGTCATCGCTAGGATAACCATCATGACAAAACCGGACTGGGCGGCGATTGCAGTGGCGTTCCAGGACGGTGAGCTCTCCCTGCGAGCTATCGGAGCTCAGTACTTCGTATCCGAAGGCGCCATTCGAAAAATGGCCAAAAAACATGGCTGGGTACGCGGTAAAAAAAACAGTACGCAAAAAGGTACGCAGGGAGGCAAAAAAGGTACGCAGAAAAAACAGAGGAAAAAATGCGTACCGATAAAAAGTGAGCCTAGACAGGGTGCTGTGACGCGGTACGCAGGTGTGCATCCTGCGATTTCTTCCGGAGAAAAACCAATTCGCGGCTCACGTCACGCGCCGCCCATCCGTCCTTTTCTGCCGCACAATACGGCGGCGGTGACTCATGGCGCCTATGCTCGCCGCATGCTGTGGCCTGATGACATTATGCAGGACGCGCAGTTGCTGCAACTGAACGACGAGTTATTGCTGTTGCGGGCGGCCAATTTGACGGCGGCGACGAATATCGGACGCTGGATGACGCAGTTGGAGCAGGCTGAGCCGGAGCTGAGCCAGAACTTGCGCGACAATATCGGGGCGGCAGAGCGCGGTATTTTACGTAATACGGCGCGCATCGAATCGTTGGAGCGAACCTTACGGGTGAATGCCTTAAATGAGGCGACGACTGCCAAGCGTTGGGCGGAGACGCAGCGACTGACGGCGGAGAGCAGCGATGCCGATACGCCACTGCGGGAGGTGATTGAGCAGATCCAGGTGAGCCAGCGGGGAGGGCGACTGAATGCCGAGTCCGGCGATGAGTGAACGGGAGCAGCAGGCGCTGGTCCACGGCTATCTGAGCGATCCGTGGTGGCGGTTGGATAACCTGTATCACGTCGTCAATGAGCAAGGGGTACTGGTGCCGTTTCGTATGCGGCCGGCTCAACGCCAGTTATTCCGGGAGATGCACGAAAAAAACCTGATCCTGAAAGCTCGCCAGCTGGGTTTTTCCACCGCCATCGATCTGTACCTGCTGGATCAGGCGCTTTTCAGTAAAAATGTAAAGTGCGGCATTGTCGCCCAGGATAAACAGGCGGCGGCAGAAATTTTTCGCACCAAAATCGAGGTGCCTTTCGATCATCTGCCCGCCTGGCTGGCGGGCTGTTTTCATGCGGTAAAGCGCCACGGTGGCGCATCTGGTGGGTACATCGAATTCGCGCACGGCTCCAATATCATGGTGGCGACCTCTTTTCGTTCGGGCACGGTACAGCGGCTGCATATTTCTGAGCATGGAAAAATTTGCGCCAAATATCCGGCCAAGGCGAAAGAGGTGCGCACCGGGACGCTGAACGCGGTGGCCGATGGCAGCATTGTATTTATCGAGTCCACGGCGGAGGGGGTAGGCGGCGATTTTTATACGATGAGCCAGCGGGCACAGGAGATGGCGCAAAGCGGTTTAGCGCTCTCGCCCCAAGACTATAAATTCCATTTTTATGCCTGGTGGCAAGATCCCAAGTATACCGCGCAGCTCCCGCCGGAGGGATTACGCCTTAGCCGCCATCATCAGGCGTATTTCGCCGCGGTAGAGCAGGTCGCGCAGATCACCTTAAGCGATCAGCAAAAATGGTGGTATGTGCGCAAGGAGATCGAGCAGCAGGAGGAGATGAAGCAGGAATTTCCCTCCACACCGAGCGAAGCCTTTTTAACTTCGGGGCGTCGGGTCTTCTCGTCGGCATCGATGTTACGGGCTGAGGGGCGGTGCGTTACGCCGCAGCTGGTGTATGACGTCGATCCGGTGACGGGGAGTAAAAATAAAGCCCAATCGTTGCGCCGGGGTGAGCGGGATGTCGTACAGCGCCAGTTGCTCAACCATTTGCTGGTGTGGGAGTTGCCGGATGCCGATGAGCAGTACGCCATCGGTGCCGATGTGGCGGAGGGATTGGAGCAGCGTGACCGTAGCAGCCTGGATGTGGTGAAACAAAGTAACGGTGAGCAGGTGGCGCACTGGGTGGGCTATCTGGACGCCGAGCTTTTTGCCCAGTTGCTGGATAAAGTTGGTCGGCAGTACGGCATGGCTTATATCGGCGTAGAGCGTAATAACCACGGCCATGCGGTATTACAGAAACTACGGGCGCTGTATCCGCTGCGTTATCTGTATAACGAACAATATCTCGACCACGATACCGATGAAACGACGCGGCGCTTAGGCTGGCTGACGACCCGCCAGAGTAAGCCGATCCTGATTGAGGGGCTGAAAACCCTGTTACGCAATGATGTGGATGGGATCCGCTGGATTGGCAGTGTGAGTGAGATGAATACCTACGTTTATGACAAAAACGGCGCGATGGGGGCGCAGGCGGGCTGCTATGACGATCAGGTCATGAGCTATGCCCTGGCCCAGGAGATGCGCGCCCGGATGCCGGTACGCCGCCAGCCGGAGCCCATCAAGCATCAGACCGTCCACTGGATGACACGATGACCGATTCCTTTTCCTCCATCGAGACGCCGACGGCGCCCGAGCGACAGGGGCAGTTTACCTTAGAACAACTGCTGGCTATTACGGCCGATATCCACCATCAACCCGACTGGCGTTCGGCGGCGAATAAGGCTTGTGCCTACTATGATGGCGAACAGCTATCGCCGGAGCTGATTGCCACGTTGCAGGAGCGCAGTCAGCCGTTGACCATGCATAATCTGATCGCACCGACGGTGGACGGCGTGCTGGGCATGGAGGCCAAAACCCGAACCGAGTTGATGGTGGTGGCCGATGATCCGCAGCCGGAGTTTGAGGCATTGGCCGAGGCGGTGAATGCCGAGTTCGCCGACGCCTGTCGCCTGGCCAATCTGGGCAAGGCGCGCAGCGATGCCTACGCCGGGATGCTGAAAGCGGGCTTGGAGTGGGTGGAGGTTAGACGCAACGACAATGCCTTTGGGCCACGTTATAAGGCGGGCACGGTACACCGTAACGAGGTGTATTGGGACTGGCATAGTCGGCAGCCGGATCTGAGCGACTGCCGTTGGCTGCTGCGCCGCCGCTGGATGGATTTGGATGAGGCGCTGGCGGCGTTTCCTGCTAAGGCGGCGATACTCCAAAATGCCCGTATGGAGTGGCGCGGCTTTATCGATACCGAGTTGGCCGATGGGTTGGATGCCGATCTGGTTGCGGCCTATGAGGAGTATCAACAGTACAGCCGTAAAGATCTGGAGTGGTTGAGCAGTGATCGCCAGCGCGTGTTGTTACAGGTGGTCTATTACCGCACCTGGCTGCGGGTGCCGGTTATTCCGCTCGCGAATGGGCGGCTGATCGCCTACCAGGACACGAATCCGTTGCATACGGCTGCCTTGGCTGCGGGGCGCATACAGATACGGATGGCGCGCACCAGTCGCATTCGGGAAGCCTGGTTCGCGGGGCCTCATCAGTTGGTGGACAGAGCCTGTACGGCACCGCAGGGGATGTTTCCGTTGATCCCGTTCTGGGGTTATCGCAAAGATCGTAACGGTGCGCCTTATGGTTTGGTCTCGCGGGCGATACCGGCGCAGGATGAGGTGAATTTCCGACGGATTAAGCTGACGTTTTTACTGACCGCCAAGCGCGTCATCATGGATGATGATGCGGTAAACATGAGTCGGCAGCAGGTGCTTGAAGAAGTTGAACGACCAGATGGACTGATTATTCTGAACCCGGATCGGCTGAATAAGAGCACCATCGCTCAGTCATTGGAGGTGCAGCAAGATTTCCAGGTGGCGGAGCAGCAGTTCCAGGTGATGCAGGAGTCGATGAAGCTGATCCAGGATGGCATGGGCGTCTATTCGGCCTTTTTAGGACAGAATTCTAATGCCACCTCCGGTGTCGCCATCAGCAATCTGGTTGAGCAGGGGGCGACCACCCTGGCGGAGTTGAATGACAACTATCAGTTTGCCTGCCAGCAGGTGGGGCAGCTGCTGTTGGGGTATCTGCTGGAGGATTTGGCGCAGGTGCGTAATCACACCATCGTGGTGAATCGGGACGATGCGCGTCGGCGAAAAAATGTGGTGGTGAACGAGGAGGGCGAGGGCGGCATGAATAATGATATCTCCCGCCTGCGCGCTCACATTGCGCTAGCGCCGATCCAGCAGACGCCCGCTTACCGCTCTCAGTTGGCGGAGCGGTTGGGCCAGGTGGTCGCCGGTCTACCACCGCAGGTGCAGGCCGCAGTATTGGATCTGTGGATTTCGTTGCTGGATATTCCCAATAAGACGGAGTTTATCGAGCGGATCCGCCAGGCGGTCGGCATGCCCAAGGCGGCCGACGAGATGACGCCAGAGGAGCAGGCTTCTGCCGAGCAACAGCAGCAACTCGAACAGCAACAGTTGGCGTTAGCGATGCGCGAGCTGGCCGCCAAAGTGGGTAAATTGGAGGCTGAAGCCCAGCGCGCGGCGGCCGCGGCCCAGCGAGAGCAGGCACAGGCCGAGGGGCAGCGTCTTCATGATATG